ATTAGTGTAATAATTAACACAAGTGCAGAAGAATCTGATAGGCGTGAAGACGCTTACAGGCACATTAAGACATTAGAACTAATTACAGGACACCTAGAAGGCTTGGCCTCGGAAACTGTGATTAGAGAGAAGAAGTGGAAAATTCTGTAAGGGAAACCTTACCCTCCGTCTAGAAGGTGTCTAGCGATTTTTGAGATGACACATGGAAAACACCAACCCACAAGGGAGTGAAAGCCTAAATGTAAACCAAGCCGCTTCAGCGTTTGAAGGTTTAATGGGTGGTTCTGACGAAGCCGAACAAGGCCAATCTGAAGAACAAACAGAAGAACTACAAGCATCTGATGAAGTTGAGTATTCTGAGGAGGAATCCGAAGAAGAACAACCAAAGCCTCGATATAAAGTCAAGGCATCTGGTGAGGAAGTTGAGGTAGAACTTGACGAACTCATCAAAGGTTATCAACAAGGTACGGACTACACTAAAAAGTCTCAGGCTTTAGCTGAACAACGCAAAGCTGTAGAAGCAGAGCGTATTCACTTAGAGCAGGTTAAACAAGAGCGACAGGCATATGCCCAGAAGTTGCAAGCATTGGATAGCTTCCTAACGCAGCAAAATCGGGGTGTGGACTTAGATGTTCTAAAGGAAACAGACCCTATCGGTTATGCGGTAGCGGTAGCTGAACAGAATCAGCGTGAGAAACAAATTGCAGTAGTAAGGCAAGAACAGCAACGCATTGCACAACAGCAACAAGCGGAGCATCAAGCCTCTTTGCAAAGCCATCTCCGTCAAGAATCTGAGAAGCTAGTTAGTCTGATTCCTGAGTTAGCTACACCACAGGGTGATGCGGTTCGGAAACAAATCCGTGACTATGCGAAGTCTGTAGGTTGGTCTGACCAAGAACTCAGTTCCGTTTATGACTCTCGTGCTGTGCATACCTTGTATAAGGCAATGAAGTATGAGCAACTTCAAAAGAGTAAGCCTGAAGTAACCAAGAAACTTCAAGCTGCTCCTAAGATGATGCGTTCTGGAACTTCAACACCTCCTACAAAGTCTTCACAAGATAAACAGGCTATGCAAAGGTTGCGTGAAACTGGAAAAGTTACTGACGCAGCAAAAGCATTTGAACGATTCTTTTAAATTTGGAGTATTAACATGGCTACCTATCAAACATATACCGCTATCGGTATGCGCGAAGACCTCTCTGATGTAATCTATAACATCAGCCCCACAGACACACCTTTCATGTCTTCCATTGGCAAGACAAAGGCTACTGCTGTTTATCACGAGTGGCAGACTGACAGCTTGGCAGCAGCCAGCTTGTCTAACTACGCAGTTGAGGGTGCAACAGCATCTGACGCTACTATGTCTCCAACAACTCGTGTTGGCAACCGCACTCAGATTGCACAGAAAACAATCAAGATTTCTGGCACTTTGCAGTCTGTTGACAAAGCTGGTCGTAAGTCTGAAAAGGCTTACCAGTTGGCTAAAGCCTCTAGCGAAATCAAGCGTGACATGGAAACCTCTTTGCTGAGTAACCAAGTTGCTGCTAATGGTGACTCTACTACTGCTCGTAAATTGGGCGGTCTGCAAGCATGGTTGAACAGCAACTATGATGGCGGTACTTCTGGCGTGGCTGGTGACTTGGGTACTACTGCTCGTACCAACGGCACAAACCGCACTTTCACAGAAGACATCTTGAAGACTGTTATCAAAGAAGTGTACGCTTCTGGTGGCAATCCTAAAGTGTTGATGGTCAACCCTGCACACAAGCAATTGGTATCTGCTTTCGCTGGTATCGCTGCTCAGCGTTTCATGGCTCCTTCAAATGCGCCTACTACCATCATTGGTGCGGCAGACGTTTATTTGAGCGACTTCGGTACAATTTCTGTTGTGCCTAACCGCTTCATGACTTCTACCAACTCATGCGATGATACAGCGTTCATTGTTGACCCCGACATGGCTGCTATTGCTTACTTGCGTCCTTTCCAGACCAACGAGTTGGCTGTGACTGGCGACAATGAATCTACACAATTGTTGGCTGAGTACACCTTGGAAGTTAAAAACCAAGCTGCTCACGGCATCATTGCTGACTTTACACCTTAATCTAAGGTAACTCAGAAAAATGCCTCAGACTTAAACCTCTGGGGCATTTTCTTTTCTACCCAAACTGATAGAATTAGGCTATGCAAAACCCTGTCAATTTTCGTCAAACTGCTGTTCACTCTGATGGTGAAGGTGGTATCGTTATTCAGACTCGTCAGGACATAACTGACATTGTTGAGCAGAACAAAAAAGAGTACAACTCTTATGATGAACGAGCAAAATGGTCAGATGAGTTGTTTGGCAATAAGGTTGCGTCTATTCCAATGACAGTTATTGATGACCTAAACAAACAAGGCATCATGCGTGGCTTTGCTGTGCTAGATGAGAAGCGTTTTAAGGCTTGGTTAAACGAGCGTGATAACAGAGTTTTTAGAACTCGGACAGGAGTCGTATGAGTTTGACTACATACTCTGACTTGCAGACCTCGATTGCCAACTATTTGGCTCGGTCTGATTTGACAAGCCAGATTCCAGATTTCATTACATTTGCTGAGAATCGACTCCGCAGAGAATTGCGTATTCGTCAGATGCTCAAGTCTGTGACAACAGCAACTGTAAGTGGTGACAATACTGTTGAATTGCCTAGCGACTTTTTGCAGGTGCGTGATTTTGTTGTGATGACAAATCCTATTCAGCCACTTAGCTACTCTAGTCCATCAGCTTTGTCTAATGACCCAAGAGCATCAGAAGTTGGTGTTCCCATGTCTTACACAATCCTTGCTAATGACTTCCAAGTGTCACCTTCACCTGATGGTGTTTACACAGTAAGACTGTTGTACTATTCTGCGCCAGCATACTTGTCTAGCAGTAACACAACAAACGTATTCCTAACAACTGCACCAGATGCTTTGCTTTACGCTTCTTTGATTGAAGCAGAGCCGTATCTTATGAACGATGCTCGAATCAACACATGGGGAACTATGTATGACAGAGCAATCGATTCTCTTGCCAAGTCTGACCAAGAAGGTCAATACTCTGGCGTTCCTTTAGCAATGAAACTAACTCCAAGGTGATACTATGGCAGAAATGAGTAACTATCTCGAAAATGCTCTGATTAACGGAACATTGCGAGCAACATCTTACACAGCACCAACAACTGTGTATTTGGCTTTGTACACATCTGACCCAACAGACGCTGACACAGGTACAGAAGTATCTGGTACATCGTATGCTCGTCAGTCAATTACATTTGGTTCGCCTAGCAATGGTGCTACTACTAACTCTGCTGCTATTGAGTTTCCTCAAGCTGGTGGTTCATGGGGAACAGTAGCGTACATTGGTATTCGTGATGCTTCTACAGGTGGGAATTTGCTGTATCACTCTCCACTAGATGCTTCTAAAACAATTGCAACAGGCGATGTATTCCGTGTTGCTGCTGGTTCATTGAGCGTTACTTTAGCGTGAGATGGCTGATTTACTGCCTCCGTGGACGATTGACTCGCTAGACAATTTAAAGTCTAGCATTGATGACTTAACACTCACACTCGATAGTCCACTTTACGAAACATCAGTAACCCTGTGGGATGCTTATGCGTCTGTGACTGCTTCTGCAAGCGTTACAGCCGATGCAACTAGGGTTCAGTATGGTAGTGCGGCAGTAGATGGTACAGCGACTGTTACGGCAGACGCTACAAGGGTTCAATACGCAAGTGCAAGCATTACTGCTTCTGCTTCAGTTTCTTGTGAAGGTACTAGAGTACAGAACGCAACGATTGGAATTGATGCAGTAGCAATTGTTGTCTGTGATGCTATCCGTGTCCAGTTTGCTAGTGCAAGCATAACAGCAAGTGCTGATGTAACTGCTGTTGGCGGCATCATTAAAGATGGCGTAGCTTCAATTACTGGCTTTGCAACTGTTGTTGCTAATGGTGGCATTGTTGCTGAAGGTGTTGCAAGTATTACTGGTAACGCAACAGTAACAGCATCTGCAATCCGTGAGCAAAATGCTTCTGCAAGTATTACTGGAACTTCAACTGTAACTGCTGATGCAATTAGAGTTAGAGATGCTGTAGCAAGCATCGAAGGTAATGCTGAAGTATCTGCACAGGCTAACGCTACATATAGTGGCTATAGTTCAATTACTGCGTTTGCTACGATTGTTGCTGATGGTCATATCCTTGGTGATAATTGGACACCTGTTGTCGTGGATGACAACACATGGACTCCAGTATCTGTTAACAACAATACTTGGACAGCAGTATCAATGAACGACAATACATGGACACCAGTTGCTGCGAATGACAACGATTGGACAATTCAATCGCAAGGAAGTAACACATGGCTACGACAAAATTAACTTTTGGTGAGTGGATGCCTGACCAACCTAGCGTGTCAGGTGCTTTGACCGATGCTAGAAATGTAGTTTCTCAGGCTATCGGTTATGGCCCATTCCCCACTCCAGAGCGATTCTCAACAAGCGCAGCAGCAGAGGATTTAACTTCTCTCTACGCTGCCAAACAGCCTGATGGCAATACATCATTGTTTGCTGCTGGCTCTAGCAAGATTTATACAGTAAGTGGCGTAGGTGCTATTACTGAAGTTAAGTCAGGCATGACAACTGGAACTAACGACAAGGTTCGTTTTACTCAGTTTGGCAAGACAGTCATTTCTGCTAACAACTCACAAAAGTTGCAAGCATGGACTCTTGGAACTTCTACATCGTTTGCTGACTTGGCTGCTAATGCACCTATTGCTAAGTACATCACAGTAGTCCGTGACTTTGTTGTTGTGGCTAATACTTACGAATCTGCTGCTCAACAGCAATACAGGGTTCGTTGGTCTGCTATCAACAATGAAACAGATTGGACTGAGGACGTAAACACTCAATCAGACTATCAGGATATTCCTGATGGTGGACAGATTGTAGGAATCCGTGGTGGTGAGTTTGGTCTTGTCTTCTTGGAAAGAGCCATTCACCGAATGAGTTATGTTGGCACTCCGTTCATTTTCCAGTTTGACAATATCTCTCGTGGCAAGGGATGTATGGTAGCTGGCTCAATTGCTCAGTACCAAGGCATCACATTCTTCCTGTCTGACGATGGTTTCTATATGTGTGATGGACAGAATGTCACACCTATTGGTGCAGAGAAGGTTGACCGATTCTTCATTGAAGACGCTTCAGACTCCGACTATGGAACAATGTCTGCTGCTGTTGACCCAATCCGCAAGTTGGTAATCTGGAATTACAAGTCTGTTAACGGAACTCGTAATCTATTGATTTACAACTTTAAAACACAGAAGTGGACTTATGCAGACGCAAATACAGATTACTTGGCAGAAGCCTCTACATCGTCTGTAACCCTTGAGCAACTCGATAGCATTTCAACATCTATTGATGCTTTGACTTCTTCTCTTGATTCTCGTCTGTATGTTGGCGGTAAGTATTTCTTAGGCGGTACTTCTGGTACTTATGTGATGACTTACACAGGTGCTAACCTAACTGGTTACATCTCTACTGGTGACTTAGACATTGGTGCTAACTCAGTAGTAACCCTAGCTAGACCTATTGTTGACAATGGTTCTGCAACTGTTGCTATTGCTTCTCGTACTTTGCTAAACCAAGGTGTAAATTTTAATACTGCGGTAGCTGCTAGTTCAGAGAATCGTGTGCCACTCAGAAGTGCAGGAAGGTATCACAGACTCAAAGTTACGCCTACTGGCTCTAACTGGACTAATGCTGTTTCTGTGGATGTGGATGTAACTCCGCAGGGAGTTCGCTGATGTTTAGAAGCCTACCTGCTTTTGGTGGTGACCAACGTGCTGTAGCGGAAGTTGTCCGTGGCATCATGGATGGTAAGACCAATAACACAGGGACTTTGACTCTGGCAACTGGTGGTGCTACATCTACTACTTTGACAGACCGAAGGATAGGCCCAGACAGCGTAATTCTGTTTGTTCCTAGTTCTGCTGCTGCATACGCTGATGTAATGCCTTATGGGGCTTTTCAGAGTTTGGTTGACCAAGCAATTGCTACGGCAAATACTGCTTATGCGATGACATTGGATACTGTTGATTACTCAAATGGCGTAACTCTGAGTAATAGTTCTAGGATGAATGTCAAAAACGCTGGTGTTTATAACTTCCAATGGTCTGGTCAGTTTAATAATACTGATACGCAAATCCATGATGTGAGCGTTTGGTTGCGTAAGAATGGCACAGATGTAACTGGTTCTACAGGATTTATCTCTATTCCTAACTCACATGGCGGTGTAGATGGTCATGCAATTGTTGGATGGAACTACTTTCTGGAGTTGGCTGCTAATGATTACATTGAGTTGTGGTGGTCAGCTACTAGCACAACCATTTCATTAGAGCATTTGCCTACCCAGACAAGCCCAACCAGACCCTCTACAGCGTCTTTGATTACTACATTGAACTTTGTCACTCCTAACGCTTTGACAAACATCTATGCTAGTAGCCAAGGACAAGGTACGGCAACGATTACCCACTTTGCAAATTCAACGGCTAATAAGTCCTACAGATATGCAATTATTGGTTGATTTT